AATTATGATTGACGTTGAAAATGGGTCTGAGCCTTATGAATTGGATGTTACAGGGGTTGAGAAAACCATTGCGGAATTGAGGGCTGAAGCGAAAGAGCATAGGCAGAAGAAAGCCGAATATAAAGCCATTGTTGAATCTTTACCGGAAGAAATAATTAAAAACCCGAAAGCAGCACAAGAGGCTTTGACCGTTGTCGCTTCCCTGGGGGATAAACATAAAATGGATATGGAGAAATTGAAAGGGGAGTTGACGAAATCTTTTGAAAGCGCTCATGCAGAGAAAGATAAAAAGATTGGTGAATTGCAAGGGCAAATCTTTAATGAAAAAGTTACTTCCAGGTTTGCTACTTCTAAAGCCCTGGAAAAAACCATTTTCAACAAAACAAGGGAGGTTGCTATTTCCCATTTCAAAAGTCATTTCACTGTTGATGAAAACGGCAATATGATAGGCAAATTTAAAGATGGTGCAATGATTTATTCAAAGACAAATCCGGGGAAACCTGCCGACTTTGACGAATGCATTGAATCAATAATAAACAATGACCCAAACAAAGAAAGTTATCTTGCGCCCACTGGTCAACAGGGAACAGGGCATAGAGAAACCGGGAAACAGTTCCAAGGTGAAACACGTTCAACGGTTGACAAGATTTCCGCCGGATTAAAAGCAAGGCAAAATCAATAGGTTATAATGCAATAAAAATTTACTTGTTTTCATTATATTTATCGATATAATAATAAGTGAATGTAGTTCCCGCCTTTTCTTGCAAGGCTCATTGTTTCAGGCGAAAGAATGAGTCTTGCAACGTCAAACGTTTGCAGATGCAAACAGCCTTTGCAATTCAAATTTTTATTTTCATTTCGTTTTATTATATATTTGCGTTCTGCTTCCATTTCGGGAGTGGGTTATAAAAACATAAGGAGATTTTAAAATGGCTAGTGTTACTTTAGCGGAATTTATCAAACGAACCAGGGATGAACTTGTGGCCGGGGTGTGTGAAGACATTTATACCCTTAATCCGATTTATAGCGTCCTTCCCTGGGATGGTTACACGGGAAGCGGTATCACTGTAAACCGTGAGACAACTATAGGCGACGCTCAAATTTTGGACATTGGCGGGACCATTACAGCAAAAGCGGCAAGTGCTGTAACTGCCGTATTGTTTCGCGCTACTACCCTTATTGGGGATGCTGAAATCAACGGCTTGTTTGATGTGGAATCGGCTGGAACGAGCAATGATTTAACCGCTATGGAGATTTCCAGCAAAGCGAAAGCCCTGGGAAGGCTTATTCAAGCGGCAATGGCTGGTGTTTCTGCAGACCCTAACGCGGCTTTGTTCAATTCAATGCATTCTCTTATCGATTCGGGGCAATATGTTTCCAACAATACAGTTGGTGGTGAAACTCTTACTTTCGATCATCTTGACAACTTGCTTGCTGAAGTTGATGCTAAAGACGGTCAAGTTGATTTCATTTTAATGACGCAACGGGAATTTAATAAATTTAAAGCCCTTCTTCGCGCATTGGGAGGAACTCCTGCCGATTGGGTTGTAACTTTGCCGGATGGAAGAACTACTCTTTCTTATGAAGGCGTTCCCGTGTTTGTAAATCGGTGGCTTTCCGTTACGGAAACAGATGATGGAGCGGCTCTTACTGGTGGCGCTCAATCTTCCGTTTATGCCGGTTGTTTTGATGATGGGACCAGGAAAGTAGGTTGTGCTCTTATCCATCCTGAAGGAATGGATGCCGGGGTTAATGTTGAGCCTATCGGCAAAATGGAAACCAGGGATGAAACAATCTGGCGTGTTAAAAGTTACGTGAATTTTGCAATCTTTAACCGTCGCGGAATGGCTCGTTTGACCGGAATTAAAGCCGGATGATAAGCAATAAATAAATCTGCAGTTAAATTAAAAATTCAAAAAGGGGCATTAGGATAAAATGGCAAAGTTTAAAAAGAATGAAATGGACAATGATTTTGAAACGGAAGAAGTTGAAGTTGAAACCGTCAAAATGATTTGGATACACAAAAAGGTAAATCCAGGCGAAACAGGTAAAGTTTTTGGTTTTCCTGCAGTCGGAAACGAGCAAGGGTTTTTTGTTTGTGACGTTCCTAAGCGGAAAGTCAAGAATGAAATGAAAAGGCCGCAAACGCTTCTTTTGTTGGATGTGTGGAAAAAGCGCCTTGTCCTGGAAGAAGAAGCAAGAAACCTTTACGAATAAAAAGGGGTTGTCATGCCGTATAATTTAATAGCTGATGCAAACGCATATTTTGCGGCAAGATACGGTTTTAATAAATGGGGCGCTCTTTCTGATGCTGTGAAAGAAAGCGCCCTTGTCTCTGCTAATCAAATTCTTGATTCTCTTTGCGTTTGGACTGGATACAAAACAAGTGAGAACCAAGAATTTGCCTTTCCGAGAAACGGGGAATCGGTTGTGCCTGATGCTGTATTATTTTCTGAGTGCGAAATTGCATATCTGATAATTGATAATGAAAGCGTTTCAACCGATTCCGGAGATTCTGTATCGGAACTTAAAGCCGGTTCTGTCTCATTAAAATTCAATGCTATTTCAAAGGCTGGAAACCCTCTTGTAAATGGCCTTGTTAAAACTCTCCTTTCTCCCCTGGGTGTTTGTGATTTTAACCTTGGGACTGGTGCAAGCAAAACAATTCCAATTTATAGGGGCTAATCATGGACCCTAAAAAACTGGCGCAAAACCTTATCAAAAAGAACTTTGTGAAGTTGGGCGGGATAAGGAAAGAATGCACTTACAAATCTATAACAGTGCCAAGCTATAACGCTCAAACTGGGGTTGTGTCTGGTCCTGTTTCCACTTCTTATACTGGCATAAAAATAATCTTCGATGAATTTTCAGCCAATAAGGCAAGCTATTCAATATTTATCAAAGACGATTCAAGCATTTTGTCCATTGATAAAATAGCAATATTGCCGGTTCTTGATTTGGCAGTTATCCCGAAAGTTGAAGACGAAATAGTTGATAATAATAGTGTTACCTGGAGAGTCAAAGGAATTATTAGCGACCCTGCAGATGCACATTATGAATTGCATGTCAGGCCATTCTAATGAAGACGGTTAAGAGTGGAAAGGAATTAGGAGTAGTATTAAAGGGAATCAGTGAAATGTGTGGCGATGATTTCGCCGATTTCCTCAAAAAATTGACATTTGACGGGTTTCGTCTATTGGTAAGGAAAACGGCAAAAGATACCGGTTATGCTCGTTCACATTGGGAAGTTGCCGTAGATGAAACGCCGAATAATGAAACCCATAAAGGAGAGAAGAACAAGAAATATAATCAGCAACCAATGGTAAATGTGAATATTAAAACAGGCTCTTTCATTATCCTTTATAACAATACTGAATATATTGGATATTTGGAGCATGGGACGCCGACAAATAGAGCACAACCAATGGTTGCGCCTACACAATTGCGGCTTTACAATATTGCTGTGAAACTCTCAAAAGTATTAACAAAAAAGGTTTATGATGTTTGAATATATAGAAGAACTTATTGAAACACGATTAGAAACAGAATGGACACAAACCGAAATCGATTTTGATAATGTTCCTTTCTCTTCTGTAATAGGTACTTCTTTTATTCGGTTACAAGTTGAGAATGTTGACACAAATTTGATTTCCATCGGTGGGAGGTCTAGGGGTTATGGAATTATTTTAATCTCTGTTTTTACTCCTGCTCAAACTGGCGCAAGGTCAGGTGCAAAAATGGCCGACGATTTAGCGGCAATTTTCAATTTGTGGCATTATGAACAATTAAAATGTGGTTTGGCAAGAGTTACAAGAATTGGAGAAGAAAAGGAATGGTATCAGCTTAATGTTGAAATACCATTCCAGTATGATGAATGTTTTCAGATTCAAACTTAAAAAGGAGAAAACGCAATGAGCGCAATTGTGGCAAAAAGTTATATTGCTTTAATCAAACAAAATCCCTCTACACCCTTGGTTGTCCCTACGACTCCATTGTTGCAAAAGGTCAATTTTTTATCTGCTGATCTTATGGGAGAAGTGGCGACAAAATCTTCTAACCATGTCCGTTCTGATAGAATGCAAACCGATTTAATCAGAATGGGCTTGACGGTAAAAGGCGGCTATGCGTTCGAGTTTCAATACGCAAACTCGTTGCTTGACGATGTTTTAGCCGGTTTCATGTGGTCAACCTGGAGTGCCGGGGGAACTCTCACAAGCATTATTAAAAATGCCTCTGTCTATCAGCCCTTCTATATAGAACAAGGCCACACTGATATTGACCAATATCATAAGTTTGTTGGGATGTGTCCAAATGTTTTTACTCTTGAAATCCCGGAGAAAGGGGAGATTACCGGGAGTTTTCAATTCATCGGTTTGACAACTTCCCTTGAACAAGTAATAACAACAGGAGCAACATATGCCGAACCAACAACAAACCCGGTTTTTTCTTCCGGTTATAATATAAGCCAAATAGCAATAGATGGGTCGGCTATTGACTCCTGCATAATTAAAAACATGTCCCTGGAGGTCAACCACAATGTTACGGCAAAAACAGGACCGGGAGTTATTGGTGCTTGTGAAACAAACCCCCACCGTTTGACTATTTCCGGCAAAATGACCGCTTATTTTGAAGACGAAATAATGTATGAACGCCTTCATAATGGTACGCCTTTTTCACTGGCAATAACGTTGTTAGACTCCAATGCAAAGAGTTATAAAATTACCCTTCCAAGGTGTTTTCTTTCGGAGAATAAAGCGCCTTTGTCTGGTGTTGATGATGATGTTATGGAGAATTTGGCTTTTGTTGCGGCAAGAGATTCAGTCTCTAGTTGCATGATGCAAATCGAGAAAAATTAATAGATAAATTATTCGTTAAAAAAGGGGCAAGATTAAAATGGATATTCGCAAGAATTTTGGAATAAATAAAGAAGCTGCAGAAAACGGGAAATGGTTTGATATGCCGGAAGGCGGAAAAGTGAAAATTGCAAAATTGGGAAATCCGCGTTTTGTTGCTGAAGTTCAACGACTTCAAAAACCTCATCTTACAATGTTGCGTTCCGGGTTGGACTGCTCAAAGATCGTTGATGAAATCACAATTAAGGCAATGGCAAAAGCTATTGTTCTGGATTGGGAAGGATTTGAACTTGACGGAGAAACCTTTCAATACAATCAGGAAAATGCGGAAATGATCTTACGGGAATTTTCCCCATTACGAGAATTTGTTTCTCAAGTTTCATCTGAAAATAATTCTTTCCAATTGGAAGACGTTGTAAAAAAGTAGTTGACGCTGTTTTATGGTTTTCCAAGCATGGTAGTAATTATGCTTGGTTTCTTGAAATGGCAAGTAATGGGGTAAAAGTAAAGCCTTTAGAGACATTCCCGGAATTGATTGAAATAGACATTTTCTTTTTGGAAATGTTCAATCTTTGCGGGAATAATTTTAACAACATTATTGAATATTGTAGCCTTTTTGAATTTAGCAAAGAAGAGATTCTTGAAGCTATAAAGATAATTGCACTGATCGAAAAAGAGGTAAAAAACAATGCCGGTAATACAATTAGAACTTGATTCAAAAAATGCAATAAATGGATTGCAGCGTTTTGATAGTGCCGCTGATTCAACAGCAAAAAATATTGATTCAGCTTTTAATAAGGTTCGGCAATCAGTAAGTAATATAGCTGCTATGATAATTCAAAGCACTGTTGCAATTGGTACAGCAATGGCGGCAATCGGTGGTTACAGCTTAAACTCTGCAGCAAGAATGCAAGAGGCGCAAAATAAATATAATGTTGTTTTTGAGGGTATGACGGAAACAACAAATAAGTGGGTTGCAAATTTAAGAAATAATTACGGTCTTTCTGAAAAGGCGGCAAAAGATTATTTATCATCAACGAAAGCCGTTATCGATGGAACAAAAATGGAAAGTGCGGCGGCGGCGGAACTATCCAATAAAATGGTTTTACTGGCGCAGGATTTAGCCTCTATGCATGATGCAAGCCCTGAAGAGGCCGTTTACGCTATGACTGCAGCTCTTACTGGTGAAATGGAAATGATGAAGCGGTATGGGATGGTTATAACCGCAGAAGAAATAAAACAAAGGGCAATGATAGACAACCATTTGAAAGGGGAAAAGGCTATTACTGCAGCAATGAAAGCGCAAGCGATTTTTAATATGATGGTTGAAAAATCAGGAAAAGCGCAAGGGGATGTTGCGCGAAGTCAAGATAGTTATACTTTCCAAATGAAGAAAGCAAAAGCTGCAGTGGATGATATAAGCGTTTCTATTGGTGAACAGCTTTTGCCGTTCGCTACTCAAGCCTTACAGTTATTTAATGATTGGGTAAGAGAAGGCGATAAGGTTACAAAAATGCTCTATTGGGTGGTTGAGGGTATCCGCTTTGTTCATAATGGCATTTCGGGAATTATCCTTGTTGGCAATGGCCTTGTTTTGGCCTTTGCAAAAGTTTTTGAATTTTTGTTGAAAGGGTTTGAAAGGCTTTTCACTCCAATTGACGAAATAGGAAAAGCTCTTGTTCAACTTGGCTATCTTGATTCAAACCCTTTTGAGAAGTTGCAACAAAGTTTGCATTCTTTTACTGCTGAAGCTGAAGAATTTGGAAAATCATCCAAAAAGGTCTTTGACGATCATTTAAAAACCATAGAAAAAAATAATAAAGGCTATGATGAATTTCAAAAGAAAGTTTTAAATGCCTCTAAAGCTGAAGACAATTTAAACTCTTCAACAAACCCAACAACAGGCGCTTTAAATAATCAAAACACAGCTATTGAAAAAACAAATGTTGCTCTTAGTCAAGCTGTAACAACAATGGGGTCATTCAATGAAGGGGCTAAAGGTTTACAGAATAATAATGGTGTTTGGGAACAAATAGCAGGGGGTGTTGAAAAAACAAATACTGCAGTTAAAAAGTTATCGACCAGTTTTAAAAGCGATTTTACAGATGAAACCGCCGAAGAATTTATAAAATTGAAAGACGCTGTTGAACAAGCGGCAAAAGAAGTTGAAAATCACGCTGTTATTCTCGAACAAAATGCCACTCCAGCCGAAATAAAATATCATCAAGCGTTGGTTAAACTGGCAGAAACGGCAAAAGAAAATTTAGAAAATTATGATAAAACAGAAAAAGCCATAGAGGACACAACAACAGCAAGAAAAAATAGCAATGATTATATATATCAGGAAATAAGTTATATCAGGAATGCAACAGGGGAATGGGTAGAGTATTCTGATGCTGTCGCTAATGCTGTATCAAAACAAAAAGAAGCGTCTGCAAGGTGGAATAGTTCAAGTGGAATAATAGATACAAAATCAGATAGCCCATCAAGTGCTAGACAAAAATTTAATGAAAAATGGAAAGACTACGACCCATTGACAGAACCATACGGAGAAACTAGAGACACTTACGATAAAGAGGCGGCAAAAATAAGCGAAATGGAAAGAGCCGGTTCTAAGTGGAACCCAGCAACAGGTGGGTTTGATGTAAAAGGAGGTTTGTCTGTCGATCAATGGCAGTCTTTAGATAAATTCACTCAAGATCGACTTGCAAAAAACGCAATGAACCTTCCATCTAGTTATGATTATTTCAGTAATAAATCTGGCGATAGATGGAAAACGTTAGACCATGCGGCAATTCTAAAACAACAGGCAGAGGCGGCTTTACAATTTCAACAAATGCAAGATAACAGTGTTTCAAATTCTGCAAGTGTTGCAGGGCCGACCGTAATAAACAATTTTAACCAGCAAGTTTCACGGTCTGATGTAACCCAAATAATCGAGGAAACGGCAAGAATGGAGGCTAGAGCGTGAAATTTGAAATTGGTTCAACCATAGTGATTCTTGATAGCCCCGCACAATATCCGTTGCAACCTTCTTATTCTAAAGTTCAGGCTAAAGATAAAAGCGCAAGCGGAATTACGCATGTTGAAAGTTTCCAGGTTCAAACAAACAATCATATATTTACTTTTGCTGATATGTCACAAGATGATTATCAGCGTCTTTTGAATTTCTTTTTAAATGATGCAGACGGAATGTTAAACGAATTTTATTTAACTGACGATTTGGATGAAGTTCGATTTGTTCGCTTTGATTCCCCTAAAATTTCTTTTTCTCAAAATTCAATAGGTTTGTGGAATGGGTCTTTTTCGGTTGAAGAGGTGATATAATGCTAACCCTTCCAAGTGACTTTTTAACAGAAATAAATAAAAAGAACAGAAAGCCGATTCAGCTTATTGAATTTTATTTACCTGGAGAAACTTATTATTTATCAGATAGACCGCTTGGCATAATTGATGGTTTAGAAAATGAGTATTTCCCTTGGGTGGAATCTTGGGGAACGCTTTCAGATAATGCTTTCATAAACAATCTTTATGCTGGCGGTTCTTTAGAAATAAGAAGCGGAACAATTACTTTGATTGTTTCCCCTCAATCAAGAACATTCATTAAAAAACTTTTTCAAGTTGGTATTGAAAATACCAGTGTTAAATTATTTCAGTGGTTTCCGGGAATCGCCACACAACCAATTTTAATTGATGTTTTTGTGTGTCAAGACCCTATTTCTAACTCTGAAGCATCAATGTTGCTTTCCATCGATCTTGTATCGCCTTTGATGAAATCTGACCCTTATCTATGGCCTGAATCTGCCGGTAATGAAAAACAACCTGTAGTAATAGGAAAAGCAACAGGGTTGCCATTAAAAGACCTTCAAACAAGTCGGGTAACTGCTTTAGCGCAAGACATAACCTTCAGTCAAACAGGCTCTATATTTATCGACAATGGAATAGGTTTTGCTGCAAGTGGTATTATTTCAATCGACTCTGAAGACCTTGCATACAGTTCAATCTCTGCAAGCGCTGTTGTAATCAGTGGCAGAGCGCAAAACGGGACTACGGCAAGGCCACACTATAGAGGTGCTCTTATTTCTCCGTATGGAGCGATTTACGATTATGTTATTTGTTCCGGTCCTGTTCAGTCAGTTGGCAACCTTTTAGGCAATGGGGAAACATACCTAAATAATGTGACGTTCTTTCCTGGTCAAAATCCGGTAATTGCTCGTTTCGTTGGTCGTCCTCCCTGGTTGAAAGTTTCCCCTGGTGCTGGTGGGGATGATATAATCCCTGACCCTGCAACAAGCACAGAATATGGAAACGCCATAGAGCAATATTATGGGGATGGGGCTAGCGCTCCTTCAAGCGGGACCGCAATAAATGCAAGTGCTGGTAATGCCACAATGTCAATTTATCAAGCTACTGGTGGTGGACCTGGTTCTTTTACCAAATATGGAAGGGATAATTACGAAAACAATTTAGGAATAAACAATTACACCAAATTTCATGGTTCAAAGACAACTAGACAGTTATTTGGTGATTCTGGCATTTTTGGCAATCTTTCAACTGGTGTAATAGGCTCTATTGATAATGGTTATGGGTTTGATGATTCAGCATACGGTAATATAACTCTTGTAACTGTCAATGTTCCTTTTTCTGCAATCGGTGATAAAGTTGTTGCAGCTCATATAAAATTAAGGGTTGTTCTCGTTTTGGTTGGTGGACAAACAACCACACTTCAAGAATGGGATGTTGACGCAATCAACACCGTATATCCTGGAACTCCAGCACCATGGCGAAATCAAACCTTTACTTATACATTATCGATATCTGATTTTACTATTTTACAAGGGGCAAGAATAAGAATTGAAGCGGAAAACGTTCTTGCAAAAACACAAGCCGAGTATTCCACTTATTCCACGAGACTTATTGCCAGTTGGGACAATATAAGGTGGAATATTTCTTATTTCACGCCTTCCGGGGTTATTCCTTCCCCATATCAAGAATTGGTTTCAAAGTTTAATCGTGACTTGTCAAGCCTTGGGGCGATAACAAATATTACAGCAAAGGTTTATTTCTCAAGTGTTTTAACAAACGCACAAGCTGATTTAAGCATAATTAAGCGAACAACTTCAAACTCTGTCGATAATTCTGTTTTATGGTTAAATTCAATTTCTTCTAATTTAGCAGGTTTTGAATATTCTTTCGATCTTGGTAGTATGTCATGGAGTACCCTTTTAAACACAAGGGTTGGTGTAAGGCATATAATAACCGGGCCAGATGTTGAAGGAATAACAAGGCAAATAAATACTTCTTTCTTCTATGTAAAATGGCTTGTTACTTATCAACCAGGGGCGATAGAAACGCCTGATGAAGAACGAATAGTTTATGCCGATACATTGACCTGTGACGTTGTTTCTCTCTTGGGTGAAAACCCTACACCCCCAAAAGTAATTGAGTTTTTAATTGATACTTATTCTGAATCAGGGCAATATATTGATGATGCAAATTTTTTAGCAAATCACGATAAATATGTTACTGATTCTTACTTTTTGAATGGCGTTCTTGATGCTGGAATACAATTGCATGACGCTTTAAAGCAAGTTTTGTTTGAGGGTTCTTGTCGATTATTATTCAACCAAGGGAAGATAAAATTAATTACCTATTTTGATGAACAAGACGGAATTATTGATTTTGATATATCAACTGACGATATTCAATTAAGATCGAGAAAAACAGATAATCAGCCAACAGAAAGAATAAAAAATGATATTACTGTAAGTTATGATAAAGACTATTATCTTGATGTTTTTGATGGTCAAGAAAACGTAATTGACTCTTATTCTGTTTCCAAATTTTATAGAAAGGATTATAGGGTTGA